ACAGCATCAGTAAACTCTCGATAGTGCTCAATAGCATACTTTTTTTCTCCAATAGATAGGAGACTCAGGTTATTAAAGTCATCAATTTGACGACGAACAGGAACCTTGTATCTAGCAAACACTCCAGCCTTAATAGACCCTAGTGCTGTGGATTTTCCTGCCGCCAAGATTTGAAACAGGCATTCGTACCAAGTCTTTGGTCCGGGTGCCATATCTACAATCTCTTGAGCCTTCTTTTCTCCAATCCCCTTAATGTTAGAGATACCAAAGTAAATCTTGTCTCCTACCTCGGTGAAATCCACATAGCAATTTTCTAGTCTTGGTGGCTTACATACAATATCTAGTGTTGCCGCCTCTTTAACTAGCTTCTTGATTTGAGTCTTGCTATCAGTCTTATGTCTAGCCATCTGTAATGAAGCAACATAGAATGTGATTGTCTCATTAGCCTTAGCAAACGCATCACAATAGCTCAACTCAGAGTAACACACAGCATGTGACTTATTAAAGGAGTAACGTGCAGACTTCTTGATAACGTCAAAGATTTTCTGTGCGTCTTCCTCTTTAATGTTGTTATTAACACAGCCTGATACAAAGTCTTTCTCAAGTGCCATGATAAGGTCGGCTTTTTTCTTACCGATACCTTTCATCAGTTTCATAGCTTGAGCACCATCAAAACCAGCTAGTTGCCTAGCAATTCTAATTGTCTGTTCCTGATAGAGAATAATCTGCTGTGTGTCTAACAGGATGTCGTCCAACAACTCATGAAAGCTTTCAACTGGCTCAACGCCTCTATGTCGTCTCTCATAATGAATAGCTGCTGACTCACCATCTTCCATCTCAGCATTTAATGTACCAGGACGGATAATAGTGGTAATAGCAGCAATATCCTCAATGCTCTCTGGACGAATCTTTCGAGCAAATCTACCGCCTAAGTTTTCATTATCTAGCTGGAAGACACCAGCGGTCTTGCCTGTTGCAAGCAAATCCCAGGTTTTTTTGTCGCTTGGCAGACTGTAGAAATCAATCATTTTTATCCTAAAGGTAATCATTAATATTGGTGTTAGACATAGTTCCTTCGAACTTCTTTCTTGAGGATAACTTGCGTAACCACCGCATATTTTTTTGCAAGATTAAAGCCGTTTCTAGTGTGTCGATTTTTGCCGTGTGGTTTAAGTCTGTCGAGGGCAGATCATACATTGTACGAGCATTATCAAGAGAGATAGAATTTACACTGGGGATATTCTCTACCAATAAATAGTAGAAATACATCATATCTATCTCTAGTTTGGGACTAAATAAAGTGTTTTGCTGAGTCTTTTCATCCCAGTCTTTGTACCGACGACACCTTTCGTCCAGAAGCTTTCGATCGTATCCAGATACGTTCCAACCTGATAAAATTGGCCGGTTCCACTTTGAATTTCCAGTCTTAAACTTGGTCAAGAACTGCTTCATCTTCTCCCAAACAATTTCTTCCTTTGGGGCCTTTAAAAGCTCGTCTTTGTTCTTATGGGTTTTTTCGGCTAGTTTATCAGATAGGGGCTCTAACCCCAGTTCTTCGCACCTGTCTAGGTCTTGCTCTATCCAAACGAGGCTGTTGAACGTGTTATTTTTGCTTATCTCCAACGTGTTGGCGTCCATCATCGTTATGGATATTTCTGTAATCTGTGCCTTTTTATATTCTCCTACGCTGATAGGAGAAAGGCCGCTCGATTCTAGATCTAGCACGGCGATATGTGATTTTTTCATTGTTTTATCCTATAGTTATAGATTTTTTCTATCCAGTCTAAAAATACGTCGTTTTTTAGCTGCATTTTTAATTGGTTAACGGCCTTGTGTACCCACTGTACGTTCCCCTCGATTTGATGTTTGTCATTAATTCATACTCGGTTCTAACATATCAAGGCACAGTCTACTCTCATCAATAAGTATACTGGAACTGGTTGAGTCTGGCCACATCGTGTCAATAGTTAAACTAGCCACTGATCTAACCAGTTCTTCGTCTAGTGCTAATAGCTCAAATAGTCTTGTGTTGATTTGTCCATCATACGCACATAAGAAAACTTTAAATCTTTTCACTGATTTCCTCCACAATGCTGCGAAATCTCTTCAGATTTTTAGGAGAAGATATGATCTTTCCAAAAGCGGGAGTACACCAAACAAACGCAAGGTTCTCATCTCCTGCACGATATAGTGTTTTGCTCCACTCGATATAGTCTACCCTCAATAAATCAGCACACTGTTTTCCCATCAGCACAATCTCTTGAAAAAGAGCAGACTCTGTCTTAAACTGGCCCAAGTGTTGCTTATTGAGCTTTCCGTCTTTGTTTAGGCAGGTTACAGAATAATCAGGATAGACTCTCTCTAGGACATAAGCTTCTTGTGCATTTAAACAAGAACCAATCTCTAAGGCGTCCGCTGATGCAAAAGGTTTCACAAACAGGATTGGGCCGTTTTTTTCAAGACTTGACATTCTTCTCCTCTTTCGCCTTTAGTAACTTATTAATAAGCATCAACTTATCCAGCGTTGCGAGCCCGAGCAAATCCAACTTGACAAGCCCAACTGCCTCACCATCAGACATTGATAATCCAGTAATCTTTTCATCGCTTGACTTATCCTTAATCATAGGACACACATCTTGAATCTTGCCGTTATACACGATAATGGCCGAAGCGTGCTTACTAGTCTCTACTTTGAGCTTCTCCAGACGAATAGCCTGTTCAAACTCAAGAGCGTAGTCTCCTACAATTTTACCATCCTCAACTCTAGCATAGTTAGCTAACTTCTCAGGTAAGTAGTCCAGAGTCCAGCGAATCAAGCTATGCTCACTAACAGTCTCCATCTGATCACTAACTTTATCCTTGTGGGGTAATAGCTCAGTAATCTCTTTAATCTCACTAAAGCTACATGAATCATTAAACTTGAGTGTCGCAGTTAACGCTGATCTCCCCTGTAATGCAGCGAAGGTTACCATCTGTGCAACAGAGTCATGTCCATACGTCTCTTGTAGATATGTGAAGATAGCCTGTCTTTTAAACTTAGGAACGTCAATATCAATATCGGGTAACTGACGTGCTTTAGCTCTGTCCTCTGAGAAAAAACGCTCGAAAAGCAAATCATAATGCAGAGGGTCTACTTTAGTAATACCTGTCAAATATGAGATTAGACAACCACCAGCAGAACCACGACCATGACCTCTCATCCAGCCCTGTGCATCAATCCATTTACATACGTCCTCTAATACTAAGAAGTAAGCAGAGAAGCCAGACTGATTAATAACCCCAATCTCTTCTTTAATCCTGTCTCTATACACTGGCCAGTCTGCATGCTTCGACATTTCCTTTTCTCTCCAGCCTTCTCTAGCTAGATTAGTTAAGGTTTTTGTAGCATTGTCAAAGTGAGGAAGTTGAGGTTCAGCTAAAATCTCATACTCTTCTACTGTGTCAACGATCCAGCGACAGCCATCGTACTCGTTTAGGTTTGACCAGTCCTGTGGGAAGTATTGTTTACTTAAAAAGAAACGCTTGTACTCATCAGGCATCTCTGCGGACTGATCAATGTTCTTTTTTGTCCTATGACAGACCAAAATCTGGTGATCTTTGTGGGGTTCGTACTCAGTCTCCCCTGAGACCTCCGTATATGAGTCGTAATGGACGCTATCTACCACACATGTCTTGAGTCCTAGATGCTTCGCTAGGTCTCTTAGAAGGTCTCTCAGGCCGTTGTCAGCCTCAGAGCTGTATGGGGTAATCCCAATCATTGTGTTAGCTGTGGCACCTAATCCTCGAATATATTCCTTAGCTAGTTCCCAAGCATCCTCATTTGGGGCGTATGGGTAATAACTATCAGTAACTAGATTCGCTAGCTTACTAAATGGAGCACCTAAAATAGTCAATACGTCGGGAACTCTATCATTTGAGAATGCCTGCAACAACTCATCATAGTTTTCCTTATTTAGGGCCACATAGATTTCATCACCACGATACCCAATAACTGGCTTAAGCTTCTTCTTCTTACACTCGTTGTAGTATTCCACCACTCCACTAAGGTTTGTGTCACACAAAATACATTGATTACTCATGTTCTCAGGCTTAAACGTTGAACATAGTGAATAGTCAGTTGTGATAAAAGAAATCATAGTTGTTCCCTAAACTTCAAAGTTGCCCTTTTTATATTGTTCTTCAACAGCGTCCATTCCGATTTCCGCAATCTTAGAGCTTAGGAACTTACAATCACAATCAGAACCGAACTGCTTACTCTTAAAAGCGGGACAAAGATACATACAGGCGGAACTAATGGTTCCATTTCGGGTATCCTTAAACTGAAAGTTATCGATGGTTTCCTGAGAAGCCGTTGCAATCACAGGAGATAGTAAGGTTGGAGTTACACACCCACGAACCTTTTCCAAGTGCTCTTCTACAATCTGGTTAACGTTGACAGCATTCTCATTAGCATCAAAGGTAACAGAGAACACTCCACCATCACGAACAAAGAATAGATTAGCAATAATCATTTTGTCGGGAAAGAGTGTTTGTAGTGCATGACAGTACATACTAAGCTGAAGGTCTTTTTTGATGTCTCGGTATGTTTTCGTTTCAAAACTGGGAAAATTAACTCTTTCGCCAGTCTTGTAGTCCGTGATAACAAGTACGCCGGGTTCTGGCTCTGTAATAAGGTCAATAAACCCCTTGAGCTTAATATAGTCTCCATTTTCATCTTTGGCCCACTCATATGGAAGAGGTAGCTCAAAGTCAAATTCAACGTCTACTACGTTTTGTACTCTGGGATCAAACTGTTCAAACAGCATCCATGAATACTCTCGATAGTTTCTTTCGAATGGGTCTTTTTTTCCCTTCTCTTTTGCTTCAGCAATGAGTCGAGGTAGTTCATAATGCTGGAAGGCTCTCTCAATTAACTCTTCCACCAATGCTTCACCGTGTCGTACAGCACCATACTCAATCTTGTTCTGATCTTTGAAGTTGCTCTTGTTCTTACGGTTCTTGTTGATTGTGTCAACCTCAATATCAGATAACGTCCGGGGAGTCATCCAAGTCTCAGGGTTATAATCAACTCGACCAATGTCATCCATCTCAATGAAAAAGTCTGTGCTTCCATTCTGGATATTCAGCTTAACTCTAGCAAGTGACTCTGCAACGCAGTGAATAGCACTTCCCATAACTGTCTTTACGCCGCCTTCGCCGCGATACTTCAGTATGTACTCATAGAAATAGCGTAGCTCACACGTATTTACATTATCCATTGAGCTTTTGGAGACCGTTGGTCTACACTTCATATTCCCAACCTTTCAGGGTTGCTAGTAGTTCAGCATGTGCTTCATCAATTGACATATTGTCATTGTCAAGCAGAAAGTCCGGTTCGATCTTGTCGATTGTTTGTTCGGAGATATTCTTGCTTAGACCACGAGTTAGTCGAACCACTTTACCACCAGCCTCTTGAATACCGGCGGCTTCAAAGTCTGCTCGTACATCATCAACAATAGCAATGCCTGGCAGCTCTCTCATCATTTTAACTAGTGCAGCACTAACTAATACATCTTCTTGTACCTGTCTAATAAAACAGGAACCAACAACTTCCATTCCCTCTCGGGCAGTCATCTTCCCCTTCTTTTTAGTGGCTCCGGGTAAGAACTGTACCCGGTCCCACTCCATATCGATTTCAGTGTACTTGTCTTCACCAAAGCATTGTTCTACCGTTAAACCAAAGGTGTCCATCATGAAGAACTTAAGTGGGTCCGCTAAAGAATAGACTTTAACGTGAGGCCACAAGTCATGCTGTGCCCACAATTCAAACTCTGGGTTCCTTACGTTGTTCTTAGCGTTAAATTCACGGCTGACATTAATAATAGAGTCATCATCCTGAATCTCATCTGCCTGTACGAAAAGCTTTCCGTTCTCATCAATCTTGAACTCGTCAATCATACCTAATGATTTCATCTTAGTACCAACGATAAAGTTCGCACAAGTTGTTTTTCCGGCTCTGGCTGAACCAGCAATTCCAATAATCTGCACTCTAAATACTCCCTAGTAAAACTCGGTCACCATTAATTACGCCCACTCCTCTACCATAAGTAGAGTCAATTGATAGAAATGATTGGTGTGGAGCGTCCAAGGCAATTACCATTTCTTTTTTCTTTGGTGCATGTGCTGCACACATTTGATCAATATAGAAGCTTTCGTATCTCTGCAAATCACAGAATACAATGTGTGGATTGTTGAGCTTAGGTTTAAATGCTTCGTGTTTCTTATCCACTAAGATAATAGTAGGACGTAGTCGCATCTTTAATACAGTGCTCATTTCTGAGCGGTTCCTGCTCATTATCACACATAGTAGTGCGGTTAGTCTATCTGACATACTATCAGACTCTGTGTCATACACAACAATGTTTCTATCACAACCCGCCGCAATAATCGTTTGCATGTGTGCATCTATGTCTCCCTGCTCATCATAATCGTTGTCGCAAGGAATCGTGACCTCTTCACCTTTTGCACAATGTGTAAGATACCCCGTAGTCTCACAAGTCTTTTTAGTGAAGACACAATCCACCACATCTTTTAGTTCTGTTATCATGCTTCTCCCCAAATAGTACCAGAGTCTACTCTGGCCACCCATTGTAGCCAGTCCCTATAACTCTGTTGTCTAGTGTTAGAACACAGCCATGCTGTTCGATCAGCCCCGGTGTCTTCCATAGCAGGAGCAATAAACCCGTCTACAAAATCTTCATAAGTACGGTAAGGCATAACTATCTCAAGGTCTAAGTCAAGCTCATCCTCTAAGAAATTAAACCACGTTTCTCGACTTGTGGTAGTGTACTTAAGATCAGTTTCAATCTCTTTTAATGCGTGGATCACTTGTCGTGCAAAGGTTTCAAAGCTAACTTCAGACATATTTACCAAAATACCTTTCTGCGTCAGAATGTGTCATTTCGTCAGGATCACCCTGTAACGTAACAGGAGTAATATTAAAGCGGTCTTCATACTGTTTAATGATCTGTCGTGTCTTCATAGGACCAGTGCCCTCAATCATTTTACCGTTACGCTCTTTTGGTTTGTCTGGGTCTAGAGCCAACACTATATTTGTGACCCCTAGCTCTTTTAGAAGCTTGGCTTGTCCAATGCTTAGCTTGGCTCCGAACGCACCTACTGCATTTGTGATACCAAATCCCTGTAATGCCATAGTATCGCTCTGCCCCTCAACGATAATCGCTGTTTTTTTAGCCACTAAAGAGTCATGAGCGTGATTTAAAGCGAAGAACGTTCTACTGGACTTCAGCCCCTTAGAGTATTTCCATTTCTGGATGTAGCTCTTGTCAAGCGTGGTACGACCAGCACACCCCAGCAGCCCCCAATCCTTATTATAGATTGGAAAGACCGCTCTATTCTTCATTTGGGCTTTACAACAATCCCCCACGTCAAACCTGTCTAAGAGCTCTGCTGACACTCCACGCTGTAAGTAGTATGGGGAAGGTATTTTTAGTCTTGTTCGTAACTCTTCCCTTGTGATACTTAAAACGGGAAGATTAAGATCGATCTCTTCTGGATTATACTGTACGTTATACTGCACGCCAGCAAGTAGTTTTTCGGGGTCTGCTCCTAATCCACGGACTAATCCGTCTAATTGGGTTCCCCACTTCTCATTACAGTTAGAGGTCCAACACTTCCATCCCCCGTCTTTAAAGATAGTCATAGAGTTGTACTTAGTAGACCCATGTAAAGGACACTGACACTGCCAGTATTCTCCACAGTACCTAGACTTAATACCTAGTTGGTGTACAATTTTTGGTAAAGCGTGAACAATATCAGAATGGTTCGTCTTCATCTTCAGCATCTTTCTCCTTACTTAAGAGAATATCATTGCTTGTTCCTAGCTCTTTAATAGTGGCTAGGTGTCCAACTTTATTCATAGTGATATAAGACCACGGAGGTAGTCCCGGACCAAAGCGTTGTTTAAGGGAGCGAAGCTTCATATTCCCATACTCTGCTCCATCCTCATTAATCTCATCCTCTGTCTTATCCGAAAAGATAGACACACTAGATGCTAACCACTGTAAACGATCCGACTGTGACACGTTGTCTTCTCGGTTAGTTTGAACAAAGGCTTGTACTGGTACATCGTACTTAAAACAGAAATCGTGGAGTTTAGAGATTTGAAAACCTAACGCTTGATACTCCTGAATCTGTCCCATCTCTGACTGATCCATTAGCTTGAAGTAGTCATAAATGATTAGGCACTCATTGGTTACACCATTGGTGCTACCAACAACCTTAAGAATCCAGCGTCTCGCAATAGATAGAAGCTCTTCAAAGCTCTTACCCGTTACGCTACGATAATAGACAGGATACTCTTTTAGCTCTTTTCCAGCAATCTGCACTCTGGTAGCAGAGTCCTCAAACTTACCGTGTTCGATATTAGAGATGTGTGTATCACTAGCCGCAGCTAAACTTCTAGAGATCAAGTCCTCAGATGACATCTCAGTATCAATAATAAGTACTGGAATACCTTGTTTAGCGTTGTGTCGGGAAATCATACCAGCCATGATACTCTTGCCACCACCAGTTCTACATCCCCACAGACTGATAGATTTGCGTCTAATGCCGCCACCCATCATATTATCAATAAGAGGAAACCCAGTAGAGATACCTACGAAATCACATGGGTTTTCTTCTAAATACTTAATATACTCTTCTATATTTTCATACAGTAGGGATGTCTCTTCCTCGTCACCACCTAAAGCAAAGTCGATAATGGGCGTTTCCATTGTGGCATAAATCTCGTCTATGCTTTCGTCTCCATTAAAGGCTTGTAGTTTTGCGTGACTCTCTTGTAGTAACTCTTGAGCACTGGTAATTAGCTGTACTCTTTTAAGTCTCTCCCCAAAGTTTCTTAATGACTCAATTTTTACCTGAAAGTTAAACAGGTCATCCAGTAACGCTTCGTTCTTTTCCAGAATCGAATATACATTTAGGTCTGACGCAGCACTCATCACAGAGGCAATGTCTACAATTTCTTGTTTCTCTAGTACTTTCGTCAAACAGGAAAATACAGCCTTGTTCTGGGAACTAGAAAACGTATGTTCTCCAACTATGTCACCAACTTCATTGATGCCTCCCATTCCAAATTTACATATGCCAGCTAAAATAGCTTTCTCTGCAATCAGATCTTTCATCCAGACCTCTTACTTAAACATGGATCACAATAAAAATACGTTGAACTATGCACCACGTGTGCTGGGTTTACTGAAACTACTCGACGACACTTATCACACACCTTTTCCATAGGTTGGTATTTCTCAACATTCATTTGGGGCTTATTTCCGCCCACACCGATTAAGTTACCAAGCTTCTTAGCTTCTTCATCAGATAGGGGTTCCGCGTGTCCCGCTTCGGACTCAAATAGATTTCCTGTAAATTGAGCACGCCCCTCAATACCGTCTGGTTTTTCATCTACTAAAGTAAACCCTAAGCCTTTACCTTTAGGTTTAGCTGGAGCTTTCTTAGTAGCGGCCTTCTTTCGTTTTGGAGCAGCCTTTTTCTTGGTTGCTTTCTTACGCTTTGTGGCCTTCTTACGTTTGACCGGTGCTTTTTTAGTCGCAACTGTGCTCTTTGTGGAGACGGAAACTATGGCCTCCTCTTGTATATCTTCGGCAAAGACAGAGTCGCCAGTTAACTCATAGTATCCTTGTCGAACAATGTTTAAATCGTCTTCTTCAAGACCCATCTTGATTTTTTCAAGTGGACTCATATTAACCTCGCTTAATGTAAACTATGTTGTTCAGTGTCTTGCACAGGTCCGTTAAAACAAAGGCCATACCTTTAATTTCATTGATATAAACCTGAGTGTCTAATACCACCTGTAGCAGTGCTTGACACACCGAATCCTGTGCTTCGTACTTGCACACCTTCTCGTCCCACTTGGTGAACTTATCACCCCACTTGGAAGCGTGAAGCCCTCTATTCTTATTCAGTAGCTTTTCTGCATATGCTATTTTACTATTGCTTTTGTTAACTTCTTTCTTTAAGAACATCTCAAACTTTTGAAGCTCGAAGCAATACTGTGCTGACTCTTCAACTCCCCACTGTAATCTCTCATCATAGGAAGCCTCAAGAATCTCTTGTATCTTCTCTGGCACATCAGAATAAGTCTTCGGTGCCATCTTTGCTATATCCGCTAGGTACTGAGTGAGTTCCTGATTAGCTGTTCCCATTCTGATTCCTTATTGTAGGGCAGCTCTATAAACGTAAACGAATTTAGCTCTGCCCACTCTTGTTTGGTTCTATCTCTCAACTTTGCTTTTGTGAAGGCTAATTTACTACTATGAAAGTGAGGTATGTAGTCATAGTGCTGTTGCCCATGTACTTCAATGATAACCCTGGCTTTTACACACAGGAAATCCGCATAGAGTAGAGAGTTCCTTTTGGTCTTTGATCCCACTAGACTAACCTCTTCATAGAAGGTTTCTACAAAGATACTCTCTATGAGTTTTCTAGCCTTAATATGTAGTTTGGACTTGCGTCCTTTTTTTCGGTTCTTAACCTTTAGTTTGTGTTTTTTACCATCTAATCCCTCAATTATCATGCGACCTGCTCAATAGTCTCATCGACCGTCATGAAATCTTCTAGCACTTCTGCATCCTGCGTGTGCTCTATAACTTGCTTTCTGATCTCACCAAAGAACTCTGGGTTCTCTTCTAGATACTGACAAGCCTTAGCTTCTCCCTGTGCTTTTGATCCATCGCTGAAGTTAAACCATGAACCAGCCTTCTCAATAATCATACAGTCTACCGCAAGATTAAAGAGTTCCTCAGTAGTACCAGCACCAACACCAAATTTTAGATAGCTTTGGACTAGCCCAAATGGTGGTTGACCAATAGCATTCTGAACAATGTTCCAATCTAGTATGTTACCAATCTGGGTCTCATTTGTTCCTGAACCCGCTTTCCAAGGCTCAGTCCTCTTGATATGCATAATGATATCAGACTGGAACCGAATACAGTTAGGAACTGAGATAACTGTGTGTGCCCCGTAACCACTTGTATTAGCGTAGATTTGAGCAATACAGATAACAATATGGTTTCGTGCAGCTACCATGCCCCCCATACGAGAAACAAAGTCAGACATTAACTTTTGGGCTGTGGGTCGTTTTGTACCGCTAACCTCTGAGTCTCCACCTGCTCTAGTATACATTCTTGATAATGAATCAAAGATGATAATACTACCATAGGTATTAGTGATAATCTCTTCAGCAACCTCAAGGTAATCCTCAGCATACATAATCTTGTCTGCTGTAGTTTCTACTACTAATACCTTATCAAGGTCGATACCCTCAATTGATGTTGTGCTTTGTTTTTTGAAGCGGCTCTCCACATTTAAGAAGAGGGTCTCACAACCAAATAGTTTTTGTGCATTTTTTACAATTTGTAGTGCTAGCGTGCTTTTTCCAGATTTTTCAGGACCAGACATCATAATCCAGCTACCACTAGGAACCCCACCGCACAGTCCAATATCTAGTGCTGGACTAACAGGAACCAAAAACTTTTTCTTTGTCTTGACCTCTGATGCTTTTAGTGCTGTTCCCGCTCCATACTCTTTTTCAACAGACTTACGAACCGCCGCAAACTTTTCTTTTGCTGATAGTTCGGGGTCAAGGAGCTTCTTCGCCTTTGCTGCTTTTTTTGCCATTAAAGGGCTTTCTACCTGTTCCGGTTTGTACGTTTTCTTTAATTAATTCTGGTGTTTGTTTTTCTTGTTCTATTCTTAGTTTATTCTGCTTGGCTTTTGCCCTCTTTAAAGAAGACACCTCAACCATTTTATCCTTAACGAATTTAGGTCGTAACGAGTAGACACTTCTCATCTCAATAATTGTAGATACGACGACAGACTCCTCAAATAGTCCCAAAAGGGTATGAGCAGCCTGTTTCTGTTCTCTATAAAATTTTTGCCATACTGCGTCTTTCCAATAAGCGTTCTCAAGAAGAATCCCGAGGTCTCGTGCTTTTCGCTGTGATACAAGTTCAACGATGTAATTTGCGGCGTTATTCTTGCTCGTTCCTGTCTCTTTGTGATACTTCAGTGGATACATCTTTTTTCCTTATCAAGGCCGGGAGACCTAACACTTGTGTGATACCGCCTGGTGCTTCCCGTTCCTCTTCTTCGTCTACAATGATTTCTGGTAATTTCCACTTCTTGCACTTAATGACTCCATCTTCATAGAATCCAGCAATGTATAGAAACACCTCTTTGTCCCAATTGGGAGCAGCCCTAACTTCTTTGTAAAGAAAGAAGCCTTCTTTATCCGAGCCTACGCACTCAACATGGTCACGGAACCGAATCCACATATTAACAATGAAGTCTTCGGTCTGAGAACAGTGATAAGCCAGACGCTCCCAAGCTGAGGGAACATAGTCTGGCCTACCATCATCTTCATATACCATTTGACCGGTATTAAGTTCAACTTGCCAGCCCGGACAATCGTTAGCATTTAGCCATTCAGGACTATAGCATAGATCAGTTTTATAGTCGATCTTTACTATTTCTTCATCTTGAATGTATACATGTTTAACCATTTCCTGAACCATAAGCTTTAGTCTTCTTCCTTAGTATCAAACGTGTGAACGCATGATTTCATGTACTCTGGTCGTGACCGTCGTGTTGTGTCTGACAATTCAGACTGAGCTTCAGTCATAACAACAGCTCCACCCTTTTTAGCAAAGCGGTTAGGTTTTGATTTAGTTGTGGTAATGTGCTGCGGTGCGGGCTTATTGTCCTGATACTCTCTGATAGTATCGGCTGTAGCCTTGAGCTTCTTGCTTAGATCATCAACACCCATTTCTTTGTTGTGATCAATCCACAATCGGTCCATATCGTTCAATGTCTTCTTATACTTCTGTGCCATGTTTTACCTCAAATATGTTGTAATCGATTAATTTCTCGAAGGATTCTCTGCTGTCGTCCGTCTAGGAATACTAGGTAGCCTCTAAACATAGGCTCAGTAACTGACCGAAGCACAAAACGCTCTGGATTTCTATGAGGCATGTTTCCGGGGTCTACTGGTTTTCCACCATAAAACAGCACAAAGTACTTGCTTCCAAACTCATTTGTTAGTTCCCGTGCAAATACCCTCTGATCTTCATCAGTGGTCTCTTTGCCTCTATCGCCATAGTTCATAATTTACCTGTTGCTATGTAGTCTTTTTGTTTCTTCTCGGATAATTTCCCGATTTTCGTCATGTCTGTTTCAGAGGCACCAAAGAATGAATGGTCTACGCCTTCTTTGTCTTGTCTCAGTTTTTCTGTAGCGAGTCTGGATGATCCAGCATAGTCTTGATCTGCTGCTTGCTTCTCCCCCTTACTCTTGTTGTCTCTATTAAAGTTGGCTAGATCACCAATAGTCTTCATGTCTCCCTGAGTTGCAGCAACGTGACCATAGCAGGCTGAGATTAACCGCTCTAGTTTCATTTTGCCACACGCAGGACACTTCAGTTTAGCTTTTGCAGAACTCTTTTGAAATACTTCAAACTCATGTTTGCAGTCTTCGTTGTTGCATCTCATTTCATAGGTTGGCATTATTTGCCTTTTGGTAAGATGGACTCATTTTTAACCCGCTGAACAAAATAATCTTGTGGTTTCATACTTGTGCGGTACTTCGTAAGACTATCCTTTAGTACAGAGGTGGCCCACTTAAACAAGCCAGTCCTAATCTTAAACCAGCACAACTGTAATCGTCCAATAGTCGTGTTCTCAGCGGGAGGAACTAGATCATCGAGACGAAACGTATGAGGAAACTGTCTTTGGTGATATTCCCAATAGGTTGGATCATCTAAAAAGTCAGAAATCCCATTTTCGCCACCATGATAATTAATAGCTTTAATCTCACCCAATAAGTAGCCAGTAGCATTTTCTGTCGGCATCTCATCAGTACGAATAAACTCAACTATCGGACCTTCCCACTCATCTTCTAGTTGTTTAGCGTCTTTTACGTCCTCGTACCAAAGAGGTTCTGGGTCTAGTTTAGAATGGGACATCATCACCCTCAACTACGGGCCACACATACACGTCCTTATCAATTTTCTCAGCGGCTTCTACAATAGAAGCACTAGAACGTGAATCTTGATCAATAGTCAAGACACAATCACAATCCAAAGCAAGATCATCGTTTCGATTAAATGCTGCCCGTGCATTGTACTGTCCATACTTACCATCTCTTGGAGTACACTTCTCTACAGTTAGATCATTCCAATTGGGCTGTCTACTGTCTACCTCTACTCCCTCATCTGTGCCCCATTTTTCAGCGGCTTTTTCTAGGTCTGTCTCTCCAGCAGATAAAATAACCGTAGGCTTGATGCCGTAATGATCAAATGCTTCAGCTAAATCGACTGTGTCCGTACTTTGTCCTGTAACTACTACCTTCATTCTTTGTCCTTTTTGCCCTTAATAAGGGTGGTCATAAAATTGTTGATTACTTCATCTAATTCTAGAGAAGATGCGGAATACCCAACCACTATAGCAACGTTCGCTATTGGGATTAACGATACTAGACACCCAAATCCTAGATCCTGAACATCAAAAGAGTGCTTAGAGGCTCTCACGTTCCACACCTCTAAACAAAACATGCCAAACATACACATCAGTACGCTTAGTACGTACAATACAAACAATATCATCATTTTTTATCCTGTCTAATATAATCTTCCCACGGAAAGTCACTATACTTAAAAAACCTTATAGTCTTCCCCTTATATGTTGCGGTCTCCAGACAAGCAGCCTGAGTGAATAAGGCTGAATCGCCCGGAGGGCCTAACACTTTATTTTGGCCTAAGTCGAAGAATTTCCACCCTTCTGATAAAAGCCTGTCTATGTCAATTCTCATAATGCTTTGATTTCTTCTGTTTTATCAAATTAAAGTTCGTACGCTTCCAGCTCCGCTAGACCAATAAAATGAGTTCCGCAATGTTTAATTTTGTAGCTCTTGTGAAAATGACCTCCTACCCAGACGTCTGGTTGGTGTGCCTCAAGCATAGACTGAAGCAGTTCTTGAGTATTAGTAGTAAAAGTGTCTGGATCGAACCCAAAAGCCTTTAACGCTCCGGGGTTACCGATAATCTTCGAGACTTCTCTTGGTATAGTGTGAGTAATGACAAGGTCTGGTTTAGTGTCTGCATACTCTTCCAAACAGGCTTTTGCTTGAATCAGGCTAAGTTGCTCATCTTCCCACCAGCTTTTCCCAAACCCTTTTTGTTCTTGGCTAACTCTCCAAGGCCAATCAATACTAAACGCACCACGCACAAAATAAAACTCTACATGGTTTAGTGTGCGTGATCCAAAATCACCAATACAGTGTTTATAATCATAACAGGTGTCATAATTATCGTGGTTTCCGGGGAGGAATTGGTGTTTTTCTGGGTCTACTTCATCTAAGTACTTATAACAAAAACCCAGGTCGCCTAGTTGGAGGGTGTGGTCGTGGTGTTCGATAAGGTCTAGGTGGTTAAGCTGTTTGCCGTGAACATCCCCAATAATAGTAATCATTTTGCTCTCTATCATAAAAACCACTTAATAATAAAGTTGTGATGCTGGCAATGCTTCTTCCAAAACTTGAGAAGGTCTCGAAAAGTCATGTACTCAAACTTTCGAGCAATGGTCTCTTGATATTCCTTCTCTTTACATGCTTCACTGGTTGAGACAATACAACGCCATGATCCATCATCATTGATTGTGTTAATATTAAGCAAATAGCTCTTTTATAACTCTTCCTGAGTTTGCAATTTTCATGGGTCTCCCGCTATTACTTGTAAAAGTAGTTTTAAGGGAAATGTCTAGAGCGTTACAAACAGAAGCCATTATGTCTTGGGACGAATACGCCATGCCTTCTACTCTCTTTCCGTCTTCATTGGTACTCCCGACAGAAATGCCTCCGTTCATACCTCCTCCTCCTACCACGACACTCCAGCTTGCTGCCCAGTGATCACGACCAGCATTGGCATTAATCCGTGGGGTTCGGCTAAATTCCCCCATCCATATAATAACAGTATCTTTTAAAAGACCTCGCTGCTCCAAGTCTTCTATTAGAGCACTCATTCCTCGATCTAATACTGGGAGTTTCGTGTCTTTTAATGTGGGGAAAATATTTTGATGATTGTCCCACCCACCTAAGCCAACCTCAATAAATGGAACACCGGCCTCAACAAGGCGTCTAGCCATCAGACACCCTTTACCAAAGTTGTTATCTCCGTATCTATCACGCACTGATTGAGGTTCATTAGCTACTTTTGTGGCGTCCATATCTGTACTAGTTAGGACGTTAAATGTCTTTTTCAACAACTTCTGGTGTTCTTTGGGCATTGATCCTCTGTTAGAGTTTATGAAATTGGTTTCAATCATGTCTAGCATTGCTGCTCTTTGATAAAACCTTTCGTCTATTTTCATCTTTAAATTTCGTATATTTCCGTCACTATTCAAAACCAGTGGTGCATACTCCGCACCTAAAAATCCAGGTCCCATACTTCCGCCGTTTATAGATATAAACTGGGGTATCATAAGCTCTCTGTCTAGCTGATTTGAGAGAACTGAACCGTAGCTTGGATGGGTTATGTTTGGATTAGGCACATAGCCCGTATGCATATAATATCTGCCTCGCATGTGGTCTGCTTCACGAGTACTCATGCTGCGAACGATAGCCATGTTGTGCATCTGCTTTGCCATCAATGGCATATGTTCGCATATTTCAACATCCCCAGATGTGGAGATTGGTCTAAATGGGCCGCCGGTTTTAGAATCTGGTTTGAGATCCCAGATGTCCATAGTGGATGGTCCACCCCCCATCCACAGTAAGATAGCTGATTTGCCGTTCTTTTTTAATTTGTCTTCATTAGCCTTCAGTGCTTTGGTTAAAGAGACGACACCAGCTAGTGACGACAGAAAGTTCCGTCTTGTATACTTCATCTTTGATTTTCTCCGGCAGCTTCTGCTCTTATATGATTAAGTTTTGTATAATTTTACCGCCGTCAACGATTTCTATTGGGCGGTCTCCGGGAGCCATTAGCTCCTTGTCAGCCGTGATTCCCAGCCTATTGTAGATAGTTGCTGCCCAATCTTCTATGGAAACAGGGTTTTCTTCTGGATCACTAGCCGTGGCGTTTGAAGTTCCGTATGTAATACCTTGTTTGATTCCTGCTCCAGCCATAATTGTACTAAACACCTTTGGCCAGTGGTCTCGCCCAGCGGTTGCGTTAATTTTTGGGGTGCGTCCGAATTCGGAGACTACGCACACAAGTGTAGAGTCCAATAATCCGCGATCATGCAAATCTTCAATTAGTGTAGAAAACCCCTGATCAAATGCTGGTAATTGGTTTTTCATTCCGCCAGCGATAGAGTTGTGCATATCCCAACCACCATAAGTGAGGGTTACGAATCTAGTGCCAGCCTCTACTAAGCGGCGAGCTAGTAACATTCGAGCACCAGCAGTGTTTCTTCCGTATTTATCCCTCAAAGCGGAAGACTCCTTTTCCATGTTGAACGCATCACGAGCCTGTTCGCTACCAATTAGGCTATATGCTTTTTTATAAAAGGAATTAACAGCATCTAGAGAGTCAGCGTTTTGCTTTGTGTTAAAGTCTGCGTTAACAATATCCAAAACTCTTTTTCTTCTATTGAATCTTTCGTCTGGAACTGGAACCTTCAAATCCCTAACTTGAAAGTCATCGCTTGCTGGATCGGAACCTAAGCCAAAACCAGAATATGAACTACTTAAATATCCAGTGCCCGCAAATTCATTAGGTGGATTTGGTATACAGACGTAGGGCGGAAGGTTCTTGCGAGATCCAAACTCATGTGCAACCACTGAACCCATAGATGGGTATTGAAGGGCTGGACTAGGTTTGTAGCCAGTAAACATATTGTGTGTGCCACGTTCATGAGCTGCTTCACCGTGTGTAATGCTACGAATTATAGAAATTTTGTCTGTGATCTTTGCTGTGTTTTTTAACAGCTCACCAATACGGATACCGGGAACATTGGTACTTATGCTACCAAGAGGTCCACGATATTCTATCGGGGCGAATGGTTTAGGGTCTAGGGTTTCCTGATGAGCCATTCCTCCGGGTAGATATATGAAAATAACGCTCTTAGCTGGCCCCTCTTTGCTGTCGTAGAATTTTTGATCGGCTCTAGCTAGAGATAGGCCAAAGCCGCCTAAGATACCAGCGTGTAAAAAGTTTCGTCTTTTCATAAGAACAACTTTCCTTCTCCTTCGAGTAGGTATCTAGGTCTTCCTCCTTGATCAGTTCTTTGAATCTGCTTGTCGATTTCAAAGTGATCAAACAGTGTTGCCGCAATATCAATTGGCCCAACCTTATCTTCTGTTGGCACATAGGATTTGTCAGCCTTCCCAATGACTCGACCGTGATCGTATTTCCCGCCAGATAATAGCATAGGAGTGATGGAAGGCCAGTGATCTCTGCCACCGTTACCATTCAGCCTAGTTCTTCCAAACTCTCCGGTAACAACAAGAAGGGTATCTTCGGACATTCCACTTTGATAAATATCCTTAACAAAAGCCGCGAGAGCTTTGTCAAGAGGGGGAACTTTACCCTCTAATGCATTTTTGATATTGCCATGCATGTCCCAGCCGCCATAATGAACGGTGACAAACTTAGTTCCAAACTGCGACAGCCTACGAGCAAGCAACATTTGGTCTCCAATGCCGCCCTTTCCATACATTTCTCGCATCGCTTCCGGCTCTTGGTCAAGATCGAATGCATCTTTCGCATTACCAAGAATAACATTATAGGCAGTATTGCCTATCTTGCTGAATGATTCAGCGTCTGGGGAGAAAACTTTACCGCGACTGTCTAAAGAGTCAAGCAAACCCTTTCTCTCTGAAAATCGGCTGGTAGGCACTCTGGGAGTCAAATTTTCTTTATTGGTCGGATCAAAGGGGTTGTGTGCTCCACCCAAAAAGGTTGGTTGTTCTCCTTCAATCTTTCCCTGTTTTACATAGGCGGGCATTCCATTTGAAGGGTGGTTAGAGCCAAATACTGAAGATGCAATAGCTCCGTGGCCTGGATATTCTGAGTCAGCAGTATTCTCCCTTTTAGGGTTGCGGTGTCCCGTCATCATCCAGTGTGTTGCCTGTCGATGGGATGAGTCTCCATGAGAAAAGGAGTTGACCGCAGTCAGATTGTCACCCTGTTTGATTAGGTCTTTAAACAAGCCTCCGAATGCCAAGCCATTTTTATGCGTCACAATACCAGACACAGGCTTGTAGGGGTCGGGGACTGACTGGGTTGGGGCGTGAAAGGTCTCGAACTGTGTCGGGCCTCCACCAAGCCATACCCATACAACAGACCTATTATTCGGAATTAGTATTTGCTCTTGTGCCATTATGGCGTCAGAAAACGGAATCGCTCCAAAGCCAGCTCCAAAGCCCGCTCCGATTCTGAGAAAATCTCTTCGACTAAAGTTAATGTCTAGCATTGCTATTCTCCTGAAAATTATAGAATAAGGTATATTATGTTTCGCCGCTCAATATCTTCTTCTGTTGAGTCACCGACCCAAGTTTCGATGATGATTGTATCTTTATTTCCAGCGTTGTATGGTCTATGCCATGTCCTCTTAGTAATAAAAAGGGTATTTTTGTGAGCACCAGCACTTCTGTAGATCGACTTTTTTGTTTTGGCGTATTCTAGATCAACCCAAAGCTCACCCTGGAGAACAAACCAATACTCGTCTCTCTTAAAGTGTCTCTGGTCTGATAATGATTTGCCGGGGAGAATAGTCAGCTCTTTTACTGAGTATCCATCACCCTGATGTAGGATCTTGTAATAGCCCCACTGTCTCTCGACAACTTTCCCAATGTTTGGGTCTCGTAAAATACTATGCCATTCCTTATCGTTTATTTTCTTGTCGATGCTATTACCAACCCGTTTTTCAATTTCCTCAGCAAGAATCTCTAATGCTCTGTCACTGTCCATATTTAGTCCTTTCCTAAGTACGCCAGCAGAGAATCGAACTCTGGTCATCGAATTGGAAATCCGAGATAATAACCCCTATACGACTGACGCAAATTAATTTTTCATGTATAATACCAGAAAAACTGTATTATTACTGTGGGTTCGATTGTCGCACCCAACGATTATTTTCTTTTTTTTGGAGTCGTACCATGACAGCCCCAAGAGGCATAAAACAACAAATCTTAGACTTGAGAGCAGAGGGTAAAACATACAATGAAATATGTGCCGAACTTAAATGCTCTAAGGGGACCGTCTGTTATCATTTAGGCTCTGGTGTTAAAGAACGAATAAAAGCCTATAGAGAAACAAATAAAACAATGATAACCATCAGCAAAAAGATAGACCGTTTTTCTAAGAGGAAAAGTGTCCCAACAACAAACCCTATTTCTAGGGAGCTTAAATTACGCATCCGCAACAAAGTCAACAACTTTACAAGGAGAGAAGAATTGCCGCTATTTACTTACGAAGAACTCATAAATAAAATTGGCTCAACCCCCAAGTGCTACCTTACGGGTGAAAAGATTGATCTTGACAACACTAAAGATTGGCATCTAGACCATATAATTCCCGTATCAAAAGGCGGAGATAACTCGTTAAAGAACTGCAACATAGCAACTCGCGAAGCTAATTTAGCTAAAACAGATATGTCTTTGGACGATTTTGTAGAGTTTTGTCAAAAGGTCGTTGACAACAACCAAGGTGCGAAAGCTGGGAATTGAACCCAAGTCTCCTGCTTGGCAAGCAGGTGTGTTACCATTACACCACTAACGCAGAACACAGCCTTATCTTTAAGGCCGACCCTAAAACCGACACTTAAAAGTTCTGCTCGTCACATTGAATGCCAACAAGTCATGTGAAAGCCTGCAATACCTCTCGGTGGCACTCGTCTCTAAGTCAATCTATACTGTGTCTAAGGTTGTTTGCAATTATATGAGTGTTCTTAGGATACTTATCGTTTCTTCAGGACTTTTTACTCCTATACATTTAATACCAGTTTTTATAACCGGGAAGTCATTTCCGCCATCA